ATGATCAAAAACAAAAAGGCTTCTACAAAAACATAATCCATAAAACCCACCTCATATTAATAAAATTTTTAACACAAGACCAATGTACTACGAAAACCACTTCTATTCAAGAGAAAAGAGGATGTTTACACATCCTCTTCGAAAATTTCTCTCATCTTACGTTCCAGAAAAGCCCATTCCTCTACGGTCATGGTGGAAAGAGCAGAAATAAACCGCTTCTTGAAGCCCTCGTCAATCTGCACCTCTCCGAAGAATCTTGCCAGCTGGAGATCCCTGGACAGATCCACAAACATATTACCGGTTCCGTCGCGCAGCCATTCCTCCGAAACGTTAAACTCACGGCAGATGGAAGAAGCCGTCTGGTCGGTAAGACTGTTTCGACCGTTTTCAATCTGACTAAGAGAGTTCTTTTTCAGGCCGATTCGCTCACCGAACTTTTCCAACGTAAGATCAAGAGATTTGCGCACCTCCTTCACGCGCTCACCTTGCGTCACATGATTCACCTCCCAATCAAAGAATAACACCAAGGAAAACAAAAATCAATAGAAAAAAGTTCTCATAAAGAACAAATAACTATTGACAAAGTTCTTAGAAAGATTTATATTGTTCTTACAAAGAACAGCTAGTAGATGCCAGAAACGAAATCGCAAGATGGTTTAAAAGATAAGGAGGAAATGAAGATGAAAGAATTAAAAGCAGGAGACAAATTCATGTTCAAAGGTTTCGAGTGGGTGGTATTAAATCCGGACCCGTTCGAAAAAGGCGGCGTGCTGGCCATGATGACCAGCACCTGGAACGGACAGGAATATCCGTTCGACGAAGATGAATGCAATAACTGGAAGGAAAGCTCCCTGAAAAAGAAGTTAGAGGAAGAGCTCCTCCAGGTGCTGGGAAGAGAGAATTTGTTGGAGCATCTGGTGAGACTTGATGCGGACAACGGAAGCCTTGAATACGGAGTGGATCTGTGCCAGGTATTCATCTTAACCTGCGATGAATACCGAAGATACCGGGAGTACGTTCCACTCCTGCCGGAGTGGATGTGGACATGCACCCCATGGACAACAACCGGCAGCAACGTCCGGCTTGTGAACCTGGCCGGCAGTTTGAACACCAGCAGCGTGCACAACACGAATGGAGTGGCCCCGGCTTGCGTAATCAAAAAAGAATCCTTAATCGCGCCGACAGACGCGGAAAGGATTCTGGAATGTGAAAAGAGAATCCAGGAATTAGAGGATTTCCTGGAAGAGGTAGAGGAGTTACTGAATTATGTAAATGTGTCAAGAGAGGCAGAGGAGTTGGCAAGATTGATGGGAGACTACGAAAAGGCAGTGCTCCACGCATACGATGATCGAGCAAGAAGGATTCGGGCCAAGTCCAAAGAATTGAGAGGAGAAAAAGCATGGGAGGAATGATGTTTCCAAAAACCCCGATAAAGAAAAAGAAAAAATCCCATCCTGCAAGCATCTTGCAGGATCCGGGAGATCGGGAATGCCTGCTTTGCAATCTTCTCGGTGTGGGACCTGCACGGGGCGTGCACCAGCATCATATATTTGGAGGTACGGCAAACCGGGCGAAGTCAGAAGAGTACGGACTGAAAGCATGGCTTTGCTATGAACACCACGAAGGAAACAAAGGTGTCCATAACGACAGAAAGATGGATCTGATCTTAAAAGAACACGCCCAGGAGGTATTTGAAGAAAAATACAGCCACGAACTCTTCATGAGGGAGTTCGGCGTGAATTACTTATGAAAGGAGGGATATGAATGAGCGAAATGGAACTGAAAATTTTAACAAGCTTCCGGGAGATCATCCCGAAGCTCACGGAGAAAAAACAGGAATATGTCCTCGGACTTGCCGAGGGAATGGCAGCCATGATGGGAGGGGAGAAGCATGAAGCATCAGCTGACGATCACAAGATTTAACTTATCACCGAGATCTAAGTTGTATTCAAGGGATTGGGAGTACATGGAAACCTATATAGACCTGGACACCAGGGAGGTTGTGACGGTGATGCACGCCAGACTGAACCCGGCGACCCACAACGTAGAAAGGAGAGTGAAGCTGTGAAGGGAGATAAGTATTATCCACCATATACCATAAAGGGGGATGGATGGGTTGCGAGGGTGCACCGGCCGATCTTAACGCCGGAGGAGCGGGCAAAAAGAATGCAGAAGATCCACGACATGGCAGCATTGGTACTGATGGAAAGGGAAAGAGCACATGCGAGTGATAATGGCAATTAGAATGGGTTGCGTGGCGGTGGGCTTCCTGCTTGCCGCTGCGGTAACAGAATCCTATGAGCTGGAGACGATAGGGACAATGGATTACCTGCGGGGAATGGGAATAGCCTTGGTGTTTCTGGCCGCAGGAATAGAAAGGAGAAAACGATGGAAGAAAAAGAAGAGATTCGAATGAAAAAAGAAGAAGAGATTCGAATGAAAAAAGAAATCGGGGAGCTGAAAGCGCTGCTCCAGGAAGCAAAGGAGGAAAACAAAAACATGGCTGCGGCCTACGCCTCCCAGGCAGAAGAATACAAGAAAGCGATCGTGAAGCTCTCGAATAAGGTGACAAGCTTAAAAGGCCAGGTCAAGGCCTATAGAAAGGCATTGAGAGTATAAAAAAACACCGGGCAAGTACTTAGGGGAAACTCGACCGGTGCTGTAATTAATTACAAATAAATCATATCACAAAGCAAGGGAAAAAGCAAGGAATTCCGGGGATTTTACCGGATTTTCTCCCTTGATTAGGATATTAAACTTAGGGGTAAAGCATGTACAAAAAAACAGAGTACAGGATGCCGCAGAGCATAGAGGTGGAGATCACCCACAAAGGCAGGTACGGCGCCCCGGGGATGGAGAGAGGAAAGAGACAGAAGCCAACGCCAGAGGAAGTAAAACGAAATAATGAGAGGCAGCGGCTAAAAAGGATCCGGCGAAAGATCAATATGAACTTTTGCCAGAACGACTATCACCTCGTACTTACATACCGTCGGGAAGAGCGCTGCACCATGGAAGAGGCCATGATCCAGATCAGGAAATGGCTGGACAGGCTGCGGTACTACTACAAAAAGGCAGGGGAACCGCTGAAATATATCGCCGTGGTGGCGATCGGGGAGAGAGGGGCAGTGCACGCCCATGTGATTCTGAATGGAATCACTGACACGCCGAACTTGGCAAGAAAGCATTGGAAGAAGGGCCGGGTGCATATGACCATGCTGGATGATTCCGGGGAATATGCACAGTTAGCAGCTTATATCATGCAGCAAGACACCGGGCAGGAGCGGATGAAATACATCTGTTCCAGAAATTTAAAAGAGCCAAGGCCCATAAAGAAAGATATAAAAAGGTTTGATCCAGAAAAGATACGGCCATACAAAGGCTACTACGTGGTTCAAGAAAGCATCATAACAGGGATAAACCCGGTGACCGGGTATCCATATATGCAATATACCATGAAGAAAGTGAGGTTACGGATATGACAGAAGCAGTACCTGTAGAAAAAAAGCTGGATTCCACCAGAATCGAGGTGGGGGCGTGCAAGTTTTGCGGACAGACCTACCAGATGGAGGTTGATGGGCCGTGGACGGAGGACATGCTGGACAAGGCGGCGACAGACAAGTGTACATGCGACGATGCCGTAAAGGCAAGAAAAAGAGAAAGCGTACTGAGAAAGTGCGGCAAAAAAGTGGATCAGATGTTCGAAGAGCAAAAGGATGAGTTCCGGGAGACGCTGAAAAACATCTGCACACACATCTACGATGAGGATATGGATAAAGCGAACCTGACGATAGACGGCAGGGTAAAAGTGACGATCGGATGGTCAAAAGGAAACATCAAGATCGAGAGGACAGAAAAAACAACGAAAGTGAGTGAGATCGAATGAACAAAGTGATTTTAATGGGGCGGCTGACCAGAGATCCGGAGATCAGATACCCGCAGGATCCGGAGGCGGCAGCAGTTGGCCGGTTTTCGCTGGCAGTAGACAGGCGGTTTAAGAAAGACGGCAGCCCGGATGCGGACTTTTTCAACTGCGTGTGCTTCGGCAGACAGGCAGAGTTTGTGGAAAAATATCTGAAAAAGGGGATAAAGATGCTCATAACCGGAAGGGTTGAGAACAACAACTACACAGACCGGGACGGGCATAAGGTTTACGCTGTGCAAATCATGGTAGAGGAGATGGAGTTCGCGGAGAGCAAAGCGGCAGGACAATCACAACAGAAGCATAACGAGCGGACAGGAGCACCGGCCCTGGAAGTCGGGGATGGATTCATGAATATACCTGATGGAATAGAGGAGGAATTGCCGTTTGTGTAAATGGATATCAGCCGAGGACAAATTACCGGGTACAGACAGATTTGTGCTGGTACAGATAAGCGGGAGACCAGACGCCAGGACGATACTGGAAGAAGCCATAATGATCGCATCTTATCTTCCGAAAGAAGGGTGGATGCTGGGAGAATACCCTATGTGGGAAAATCCGAACCCGGTAGCATGGATGGAGCTGCCAAAGCCCTATAAGGAGAAGAAATGAAAGAAAACAAAACACAAAAAGAAAAAGACCAGATGATGCAGGAAATCCACGACCGAAAAGAAGGAATGTACGAAGACTACATCAAAAACAAGAGTAAAAAAGCGGCAGAGGAGTTCAAGAGGCCTGCATATGCCTACACAAGCCAAGGAGGGACAAAATGGAAAGGATGACACAGAAAAACCCGGACGGCGTGACGTTTCGGGTACCATTGCAAAGGGCGGGAGAATTCCGGGTGATGAGCGACAAGATGGCGCAGGCAGTGTTTGGGGATATTGTAAATCGCTTGGGAGAATACGAGGAGTGCCTGACAATCGCAGAAGCAAAGAGGATGAGAAGAAATGGCTAAGAAGTGGACAATGACAAAGCCGGAAGATTGCACGCACCCGGACTGCTTCTCCTGCCCATACCATGACTGCATATGGAGCGGGCGGTTAAGCTATGATCCGGTGCGGCAGCAGGCGAAAATAGATCACAAGGAAGTGAGGGAAAGGAAATGAAAATCTACATCAGCGGACCCATGGCGGGAATAGAAGGATATGAAAAGAATTTTAAAGTCGCGGAAGAAAAAATAAAGGAATCCGGACATGAAGTCGTGAATCCAGCAGAGATTGACGGGGAAGGGATGACAAGGGAAGAGCTTCTCAAACTCGACCTGTGGATGATGGAAGAGTGTGATGCAATCTACATGTTAAAAGGCTGGCAGCAGTCCTGCGGAGCAAACCGGGAATATGGGTTTGCCTTGGGGCGAGGCATGGAAATCTTTCACGAGGGTGTGTCGGAATGAAAATATTGATAGCGTGCGAAGAGAGCCAGACGGTATGCAAGGCATTTCGAGAGAAAGGCCACGAAGCATACTCCTGCGACGTTCAGAAGCCGTCCGGTGGGCACCCGGAATGGCACATACTCGGAGATGCACTGAAAGCCATCCAGGGGGGGATTGTAGAAACCATGGACGGAGCTGCACACGAGATTGGACAGTGGGACATGCTGATAGCACATCCACCTTGCACATATTTAACAGCGGCAAGTGCAATTCGGCTCTTCAACCCGGATCATTCCATAAAAGATCCAGAAAGAGAGCGGAAGGGATGGCAGGCAAAGGAGTTTTTTCTGAAAATTCTGAATTCAGAAGTAGGGAAAATTGCCGTAGAAAATCCGGTACCGCTGAAACGATTTGAATTGCCTGCATACAGCCAGATTATAGAACCGTATATGTTTGGGGATCCGTGGAAAAAACGAACTTGCCTGTGGATAAAAGGGCTGCAAAATCTCAAACCGACAAACATAGTGGAGCCGCTGGGGCTTTGGGTAGGGGCCACGACCGGGAGGAAAAACGGAACTGGACGGGTAAAAAGCGGTTACATCCTAAAGAGCAACCGCGATCAGAAGACTAGATCAAAGACATTTCCTGGGATTGCGCAGGCAATGGCAGAACAGTGGGGAGAAACAAAAGATGACAAATAGAGAAATGCTTCGCCGGGCACAGCTGGCAAAGCTTACGAAACAGATCATAGACAGCCCTGAATACAGGGAACGCAGAAAAGAAGATGACGAGCAAAACCTCATGAGAGCATTTGCAAGCTTTGCATTGATAAGCGCAGATTATCTTTATCGGAAATTTAACTGCAAGGAAGCAGGAATCAGAAAATTTATTGATTTTGTAAAGCCGAGCATGGGATATGTAAAGGATGATCCGGATTATTTCAGGTTGATGAATGAGGCGTTTGTGGATGAGATCGGGCTGGATGTAATGAGGGAACTGGGAATGGAGTTTGAAAACGAGGAGGAAAGAAATGAACAATAACGAATGTTGCAAAGTGGAAGCGGAGCCAATGAAGAGTATTGCAGGATACGAGCAGGAAATAATGGACTGCTTGGTGGAAACAAGAGATACATTGAGGTCTATCCACATGACAATAACAGGAAATGGAAATGGAGAAGATAAGCATAGAGAAGCGCCTGGAAACTTGTTACAAAATGTATCATTAAACTGGGAATTGGCTATGCAAATAAAGGGGATGTCAAAAATAATCAACGAAGAGCTATTCGGGGAGTGAAAAGATGGATATCGAAAAAGAAAAACGGGCAATACAATACCTCCGGTCATTTGAGCCGGAGGAAGAACCGTATTATTTATGTTACTCCGGAGGCAAAGATAGTGATGCCATAAGGATCCTTGCACAGCTGGCAGGCGTAAAACATGAATGCAAGCATAACCTGACGACTGTGGACGCGCCGGAGACTGTGAGATATGTCCGAGAAATAATTGGAAAAGAAAACATCAGCTACCCGAAAGAATCCATGTGGCAGCTGATCGTAAGAAAAAGAATGCCGCCAACCAGAATGGCAAGATACTGTTGCGAAACACTCAAAGAACACGGCGGAGAAGGGAAGCTCAAGATCACGGGTGTTCGGTGGGGTGAAAGTAGAAAAAGAAAAGAGAATGCTGGAATCGTAAGAGTTATCGGCAAAGAAAAGACGACGCAAAAGAAACTAAAGGATGACGAGGTAAATTTTCGGTCAACGCCTATGGGTGGGGTGGTATTAAGTACAGACAACGCAAAAGAGAGGAGATTTGTGGAGTATTGCTACCGGACAACAAACACAACCATAAATCCGATCGTGGATTGGACAAACGAAGATGTGTGGGAATTTTTACACCATTATGGATGTGAATCAAATCCGCTTTATCAATGCGGAAATGACAGGATCGGCTGCATCGGCTGCCTGTTAGCTGGCGGGAAAAAAATGAAAGCCGAGCTTGCAAAGTATCCAAAGTATAAAGAAGCTTACATAAGAGCCTTTGACCGGATGCTGGAGAAGAGAAAAGCGGACGGATTATCGACAAAGTGGATCAGCGGCGAACAAGTCATGCGCTGGTGGGTAGGAGATGATCCGAACCAGATCACAATAGACGATTATCTAAAAACGACAGGAGGGATATGATGGTGAAAAAGATCGTAGACTACATAGGTTATCCTGCTATGCTGGAACAGCTGGCAGAGGAATGCGCAGAACTCGGAAAAGCCGCGCTGAAGCTGGCAAGGATAGTCAGAAAAGAGAATCCCACACCGGTGACAAAAGAAGAAGCATTGGAAAATCTAAGAGAAGAGTATACGGATGTTATACAGTGTGCACAGGAGCTGGGCTTGAAACTGGATCTGGTAAAAATGAAGGAGAAGAAAGAGCGATTCTTTGAGAGGTGGGAAGATCGAGGAAAGGGAGAAGGAAAATGGCAATAAACTTGGATGAAATAGTCGCAAAGATAGCGATAGCAGCGACGGCGGTAACGGTAATGATAATCGCGGTGACGGTAGCGGCTTTGATTGTGGGACTGATAGCGGCAACAGTCGCCCTGGGAAATGACGAGGAATATCTTGATAAATTGCCGGAAAGGGAGAATGAGGATGAACAGCAAAGAAATTGTGATCTGCCCGTTTTACAAGAAGAAGAGAAACAGAGAGAATGAAATACGATGCCAGGGCCTGTACAAAGATACAGACAACGCTATAGGATTTAAAAATGAGACGGAACGGATCACACACAGCAGGAGATTTTGTGAATCATTTAACTACAAAAACTGCAAACATGCAAAAAGGCTGATGGAGGAAGAATGAAAACACTTGCAAAAAGACTGAAAAAAGAAAAAGAGAATGTAAAATATTACAAACGTAGGTTTGATACGGCGGAAATGCTAGCAAAAGAATGTATGAAGCTGGAGATCGGAGCCAGGGAAGAGATTGCCAGAACGGCAGCAGTAAACCAGGAAACGATGCGTTATGTGACGGTACTGGTCAAGCGGCTGATCGGGAAAGGGCAGGAAATCTCGTTGAGCCTGGAAGAAATCAAAGGAGCGGACGAGAACGAACTGGAAGTGATGCCGGTGATGGAAAATGGGAAGGTGCTGGAAGTAAAAATCAGGAGAAAGGTGGTACCACTAGCAATCCCGGGGGTCGAGGATTGAAATAATAGGCATAGTTATCAACAAAAAGAAAGAGCAGGAATACCTGCTCTTTCTCGTTTACACGTTCTTCCCAGCACCGTAACACTCGTGGAAACTATCCACGAGAGAAGCCAGCTGCTCAGGAGAAAGCTGCTCCCGCAATTCTTCCGGGATCCACTTGTAACTATCCTGGAAAGTATCCGGGAAGCGGCCGATCTTGCTGAGTTTTTTGACAAGCTCGACCTTATACTTCTGACCGAGCTCATCAAGGGTGATATCCACATCCTCGACCAACTGGCGGCCTTCTTCTGTCAGGACGCCCATTGCGTCCTGAATTTTTATTTTTCCAACCCCTTGGATGTACATGACACCACTACCTCCTTCTATACAAATTCGCCCGTCTCAAGGGCGAAATAATGACTTCCGTCGTCTCCCGCAAAGAAGACAGCGCCCGGGCAAGATTCCCGCAGGCACTCCTCCCCGTATTCGGTTACGGGCTGGATGTTGACTGGACGATCATAACCAGCGACCGCATACGTTCCGGCCTCTTCTGCCTGCTCCAGAGTTTCCAGTTCCGGGATTTCCTGCACCCCATATCTAGGATTTAAAACTGCTTTTCTCATTCTTCCTCCTCCTCTGGATAATATTCTTCCACATATTTTTCGACTTCATCCGCCGTCATGAGCCCGCCGAATTCTTCTGCCATGATGCGAATTTCCGTGGAAGCAATGGCATCCCGGGCGCGTTCGGACAGATCAAGACGATCAAGGAAATCTATAACCTGCTCATTAAGGGTTACAAGATCGGCACCCCCCTTATTGACGATTCGCGAAATTTCGTTTACGCTCATATCCTCGTACTTTTTCATCTATTAATTCTCCTTTCTACGCACTCGACAATGAATGCGTTCAAACTTTTTCCTTCGGCCTCTGCGGCCGCTTTGTATTCAGCCTTCTTTCCCTTCGAGACCGTGATATTCAAGCGATCATAGTTATTCGCTATGTACTTGTTCACAGCTCTCTGGGATGCCTTAGTTGTACCTGACATTCAAGCACCTCCTTTAAATACATAATATCACAACAATATATTTGTGTAAATATACATACTGCACAAATATATTTACGCAAATATGGTAATTTTGCCGATTGATATATTTACTCAAATATAATACAATAGAATCATCAAGAATAGGAAAACAAAAAAACAGGAGGAAAGGGAAAATATGGAGAAATACTATATAAGCTATAATGATTATTTTGGATTTTGCGTGGTTGAAGAAATTGGAGGAAATGGAAGAATTGTATTTGCAGGAAGTATTGAGGACTGCAATAGAAAATGCATCGAACTGAACGAAAAATAAAAAAAGAGTATAAAAGCAAAGCAGGGACAGGCTCCCTGCTTTTTTACGCGGTAAAAGGGAGAATAAAAAACGAACATCAGATAAAATGATTGAGAAGGAGGTGACCGCCGGTGTGACAAAGGAAGAGACAAGAAAAAAGAAAAATGAAGCGCTGATTATGTACAAAAAAGGAAAAAAGCTTGTCGAGATCGCACAGACACTTGGAGTGCCAGCCGGGACGATCCGCCGGTGGAAATGTGAGGATGGCTGGGATGGCGAACGTTCGGCCAGAAAAAGCGAACGTTCGGAAAAGAAAAAGCAAAAACCCATTAAAGAAGAAAAGAGGGAAAAGGCCCGCGATCTGGATATTACAGAAAAAAGAGAGCTTTTTTGCCTGTACTACGTAAAATACCGCAACAAGGTAAAGGCATACCAAAAGGCTTTCAGCTGCTCATATGAAACGGCGTGCGGAAACGCCTCTAATTTATCGAAAAATATTGATGTAAAAGCAAGAATTGACGAACTATTAACGGATTTGCACGAAAACATAGAATTTACTATACAGGACATAGCGCAAAAGCAGATAGACATCGCCACGGCGGATATAAAAGATTTTGTCAACCTGGATGGCGGAGCGGTAATGCTGCGCGATGCAGACGAGATAGACGGCACGCTGATTAAATCCATCAAAAACACCAAATTTGGTGTGCAGGTGCAGCTAAAGGACAGTCAAAAAGCGCTGGAGTGGCTGACAGTAAACGGAACAAAGGAAACGGGAGCCACAGAAAACCGGATAGAAATCACCAAGAGAAAGGAGCGGCCAAATGGTCATATGGACACCGCAATACAAGCAGAGCCTGTTCATGGAGCGCTGGGAGGATGAAGCCTTATACGGCGGGGCGGCAGGCGGCGGGAAGTCGGACGCCCTTGTGATTGAGGCGCTGCGCCAGGTAAACATCCCAAATTACAAAGGACTGATCCTGCGGCGTACATACCCGCAGCTGTCAGAGCTGATAGAAAAGTCACAGCAATATTACAAACCGGTGTGGCCGGAAGCAAAGTACAATACACAGGAGCATACCTGGAAATTCCCGTCAGGGGCAAAGGTAAAGTTCGGCTCCTGCCAGTACGAGCAGAACAAATATGATTATCAGGGGCAGCAGTACGATTTTATTGGATTTGATGAATTAACCCATTTTACACAAAGCCAATACGAATACATACTGACGAGAAACAGAGCCTCCGGACCGGGAACGGAAGTATATTCCAGGTCAACGGCAAACCCCGGGGGCGTGGGACACGGCTGGGTAAAGGAAAGATTTGTCTCACCGGCCAAGCCTATGACAACGCTATGGGAGACGGCAGCAGTCAGGATGCCGGACGGATCGACAAAAGAAGTAGAGAGGAGCCGAATCTACGTACCGGCCACGATATTTGACAATCAGAAACTCCTGGATAACAACCCGGCATATCTGGCAGACCTGGCCATGAAACCAGAAGCAGAAAGAGAAGCGCTACTATACGGAAACTGGGATAGTTTTGAGGGACAGGTATTTACGGAGTGGGTAAATGATCCAGATCATTACGAAGATCACAGGTACACACACGTCATAGAACCCTTCCGGGTGCCGTCGTACTGGAGATTTTACCGGGGCTTTGACTTTGGATACGCGAAACCATTCTCGGTCGGCTGGTATGCGGCAGATCAGGACGGATGCATGTACAGGATCAGAGAGTGGTACGGATGCAAACCAAATCAGCCAAACACGGGAATCATGATAGACCCGCACGAGATCGCAAAAGGAATCCGAGAGGTGGAAGAAACCGATGAAAACCTAAAGGGCAGGAAGATCAGGGCGATTGCAGACCCATCCATATTTGACAGATCGAGAGGGGAATCTGTAGCAGACCAGATGATACAGGAGGGGGTTTACTGGGAGCCAGGGGACAACACAAGAATTGCCGGAAAGATGCAGTATCACTACAGGCTGGCATTTGATAAAAAGGGAAAATCCATGTTTTATGTTTTTAATACGTGCAAGGACTTTATCCGCACGATCCCGTCGCTGGTGTACGACGAGAAGAAGGTGGAGGATATCGACACAACACAAGAGGATCACATTTACGACGAGTGCAGATATGTGCTCATGGCAGACCCTATCAAGCAAAGAAAAAATGAGATGAAAAAAGATGAATACGGCGAAGATCCTCTGGATCTGCGGACGGGAAAAGGAGCGAAAGGATGGCAGATGTAACAAAAAAGACAGTAGACACACAACCGGGAAGAACCGGGGCTATTACGGATGAGGATATCAAAAAGCTCTACAAGGTATTCCAGGATTACAGCGAGGGCAAACAGAAGCTAAACCAGAGGATCAAATCAGCAGAATCATGGTATAAGGCGCAGCACTGGAAGGAACTGCGAAAAGAAGAGGACGAACCAGCAAGCGCCTATCTGTTTAACATGCTTATTAACAAGCATGCAGATGCTATGGACAACTTCCCGGCTCCAAACGTGCTGCCGCAGGAGGAATCAGACCAGGAAACAGCAAGCATGCTGTCAAAGATCATACCGGCAATCCTGGAAAAGTGCAACTACGAAAAAGCCTATTCGGATGGCTGGTGGAGCAAGCTGAAAACAGGAACCTCGGCCTTTGGGGTTTTTTGGAATCCCGGGATAGATAACGGCCTGGGAGATGTGGATGTAAAAGAAATTGACATGATGAACCTGTACTGGGAGCCAGGAATAAGGGATCTGGAACAGTCAAAATACATATTTGTGACAGCGCTAAAAGATAACGACGATCTGTTGATGCAGTATCCGTTTTTAGAGGGGCCGGGAACAGATGAAACACCGCAGACACACTATGAATCCGAGGACTATGTAGACAGGACAAACCAGACCTCTGTATATGATTGTTATTACAAAAAGCAAATAGGCAGCAGGACAGTGATCCACTATATCAAGTTTATCGAGGGACATCTTTTGTACGCCTCAGAAAATGACGAGAATTGCGCGAACGGATTTTATGAAAATGATGAGTATCCGATCAAACTGGACGTAATGTTCCCGGAAAAGGAAAGCCCGGCAGGATTTGGGTATCTGGACGTGATGAAAGATCCGCAGATGTTTATCGACAAGATGGACGGCATCATCCTGCGGCATGCAAAAAGGACATCACAGCCCAGGTGGTTTGTGACGGATGGGCTGGGGCTGAATGAAGAGGAGTTTTTAGGAGATGGGCCGATCGTACATGTCCAGGGTATGGTGTCGGATGATAGATTACGGCAGCAGCAGTTGGCAGGGCTGGATTCAGCGGTTTACAACCGACTGGCCGGAAAAATAGACGAAATCAAAGAAACATCAGGAAATACAAGCTATGCCCAGGGGACAACCTCATCTGTTACAGCGGCATCGGCCATTGCCGCCCTGCAAGAGGCATCCGGGAAGCTGTCAAGAGATATGATCCGCATGACATACAACACATACTCCTGCACGGTGCGTCTGGTGATAGAGAGAATCAGACAGTTTTACAATGAGCCGCGGACGTTCCGGGTGATCGGGGACAATGGAGAGACAACATGGCCGCAATTCTCCAACCAGATGATGAAATCCCAAGCCCAAAGAGGGATAGCAGGCGTGGAATTTGGCGAAAGAAAACCGACATACGACATAAAGGTATCGGCGCAAAAAGCATCACCATACAGCAAAGTGGCGCAGAACGAACTGGCCAAAGAGCTATATTCCGCCGGTGTGTTTAATCCGGAGCTGTCAGACCAGGCACTGGCCATGCTGCAGATGATGGATTTTGACGGCAAAGACCTTGTAATCCAGAGGGTATCCCAAAACGGCACTATGTATCAGCAGATCCAGCAGTTACAGCAGACGGTGATGCAACTTGCGACGATCGTAGATGCCCAGAACGGATCAACGATCGCCCAGAACGTGGCGGCATCCATGGGGCAGGGAGAACCAAATACCGGGCAGATGGCAGCGGGATCGACAAGCACAAACTCCCTGGGGGATCCTGTTGATACAAAGGGGATAGTGGCAAACGCCAAAGAAAAGGCAGCATCAAGAGCCAGCGTATCGTAGGAGGAAGCATGACACATATAAAAACGAACTACGAAGGAACGAATATGCGAATCACAATGACCGGACATGCCGGGTACAATCCGGGGAATGACATTGTCTGCGCAGCAGAATCCATACTCATGAGAACGCTCTTAGAAAGTCTGGAGGGGGTAAATGCCAGGTACGATGAAAAAGAAGCATACGTGGAAATTGTGGCGCCGGTGAATCCAGTGAACATACTGATCTGGGATACGATAAAGAAAGGGTATCGGCTCCTGGAAAAAAAATATCCCCAAAATGTAAAATTGCACAAGTAAAAGGGAGAAATAAATAAAAACGTGTGAAATAATGAAGTTGACATGAAACTCATGTCATACAATCCATTTTAAATTACCCCCTCACCAGGAGGGAGGCGACGCCTCCCTCCGAAATGAAAAGACACTTCGGATAGACGATGTATGGCACTTCGGAAAGACGATGTATGACATGCGGAAAGGCGCGAAAAGAATGAAAAGCAAATTATTAACATTTTTTGATGGAGAAGGTACAGGCAGTGATAGTGGTCAGGTCGCCGCTGACCAGACAGGCAGTGATACAACTCAGGCCGCCACTGAGGAAAAAGAAGATCTCGATGCGGACTTTGAAGCGTTAATCAAGGGCAAGTATAAAGCCCAGTACGACGCAAGATTCCAGCAGGGGATCAACGCAAGACACAAAGATTACATGCAAAACAAACAGCAGCTGGAATCCTTAAATCCCATGCTGGACATGCTAAAAGAAAAATATGGCGTGTCAGATGTAAGTGAGCTGCAGAAAGCCATCATGGACGACGACTCCTACTATGAGCAGGAGGCCATGGATCGCGGAATGACGGTGGAACAGCTCAAATACATGAAGCAGATGGAACGGGAGAACAAGGCCTACAAAGAAAGGGAACAGGAAACCATCAAGGAACAGATGCAGCGCGAGAAGATTGAAGGATGGCTCCGGCAGGAGACAGAATTTAAACAAAAAGCGCCGGAGTTTTCTTTGAGGGCGGAGCTTGCGAACCCGGAATTTGAGCGTCTGCTGGCAGCAGGGGTCAATGTGGAGACTGCATTTAATGTCATCCACCAGGATGAGATCATGAGCGGAGCCATGAATTATACCGCAAAAAAAGCAGTAGAAAAAACAGTAAACGACATAAAAGCAAGAGGAATGAGACCGTCAGAAAATGGCCTGGGAACCACAGGAGCAGAGACGAAAAAGAAAACGGTAGGCGAGATGACAGGCAATGAAATCCTTGAAATGGCCAAAAAGGCCAAGAAAGGAGAAAAGATCTCGTTTTGAATGCAGAAGGGAGAAACATGAAAAACAAATTATTTTTGATTGACGGAACGCCGGAAAAACTCCTGACATTCTTTGCTACAGGAGAAAACACAACGACAGATATTAATGCGACGACAACAGACACATTGTCGCCGGAGATGAAAACATACTATGACAAGCTGCTTATCGAGCTGACTGGCCCGGCGCTGGTTCACGATCAGTTTGCACAGAAAAGAAACATTCCTAAAAATGGAGGAAAGAAGATTGAATTCAGAAAATTCGATTCGCTTCCGAAAGCATTAACACCGCTGACAGAGGGCGTAACACCAAAAGGAAAGAAGATGTCTGTAACTGATATCACGGCAGAGGTATCCCAGTACGGAGATTACATTTTACTGTCGGACGTGATTCAGATGACGTCGATTGACCCAGTTGTCGTGGAGGCAACGGAAAAGATCGCGAAACAGGCAGGAAGAACATTAGATACCGTCACGAGAGAAGTAATCAATGCAGGAACAAATGTGCAGTATGCAGGAGGAGCAGCATCCAGATCTGCACTGACGGCGGCAAACGTTTTGACCGTTAAAGAAATCATGAAAGCGGTAACAACATTAAGAGGAATGGATGCGGAGCCGGTAGATGACGGCTTTGTGGCAATCGTTCATCCGTATGTGGAGTTTGACCTGATGAGAGATGAAGAATACAAAGAAATGTTTAAGTACACAAAACCGGAACCGATGTACAAAGGGGAGATCGGGAAATTTGCAGATGTGAGATTTGTGAGATCCACAGAGGCAAAAATCTGGAACCTGGAAGGAAATGGCGTTTCCGTATTCTCTACGCTGGTGATCGGAAAGAACGCATATGGCACTACGGAAGTAGAGGGTGGAGGACTGCAGCACATTGTGAAGCCGCTGGGAAGCTCTGGAGCGGCAGATCCGTTGAATCAGAGATCCACAGTAGGATGGAAAGCGTTAAAAACAGCGGTGATACTTGTGCAGCAGTACATGGTAAGGATTGAGAGCTCCGCTTCGCAGTACGCAACAGCGGCGGAAAACTAAGGAGGGGTGAAGATGCCGACGAAGACAGAATCAAAAACAGAAGAAACAAAGGCTGAAGAGGTAAAGACAGAAGAGGCAAAGAAACTGACGCCGGATGATCCGGGATACTGGGATGAGAAGATTTCTTACAAACCGTTTTACGATGGAGTATATTACAAGGACGATATTTTTGTTTGCGTAAACGGTGAATCAAGAGTAATCAAAAGAGACATCGACGAACCGGTGATGTTGGAGCGAAAATTCGTCCAGGCGATCAAAGACGCAGAAGAGCAGCAGAGAGCAGCCAGAAGGTATCAGCTGGCACATATTAATAACGAGGTATAAAAGAGGGAGGCGGTGCGAAAGTACCGCCTTTTTCAGAAAGGAGAAACATGGTCAAGATTAAAAGAAGGACGATGTACATCCCAAAAGATGAGGCATACATAGGGACGGCGAATGACAGCAATTCAGAATCCCGCGTATTTGTCATCGAAAGAGAAGAAGGAACACCGGACCTGTCAGCACTTACATTCAAGCTGATCCTGCGAGATGAAAACGATAATCCGAACGAAGCGTATCTGGAAAAGGCTGTATCAGAAAACGAGATACATCTGACATGGGGCATCCTGCCATCAGACGTGGGAACGAGCGGGACGCTGCTGGCACAGATCAAAGCGTTTGATGAACAGGGAGAAGTGCGCTGGAATTCGTTTACAGGTGCATTTTATGTAGAGCAAAACCTAAAAGAACCGGACATGTCGGGGAATTTATCGGACTATGAGGCATTACAGAAAAAAGTAGAGAATGCGCTGGACGAGGTGGAAGAGCTGAAAAGAACAGGGCTGAAAGGAGATCCAGGGCAGCAGGGAGAAAAAGGTGAAAAAGGAGACAAAGGAGATCCGGGACCACAGGGAGTAAGAGGAGAAAAAGGGGAAACAGGGCTGAAAGGAGATCCGGGACCGCAGGGTGAAAAAGGAGACAAAGGAGATCCGGGACCACAGGGGGTAAAAGGAGACAAGGGAGATCCGGGGAGCTTGAACGGCTTAATGGACGCGGTGACAGAATACACCGCAGCATCACAATATGCGCTGCCTAATAGTGGAGATAAGGTTGGAGAGTGGCTCGGAAAAGCACAGAAAGCACTGCTGGATGCAAGGAACGGGGAGACGGGAACGATTGAATACACAACACCGGAGCCATATACCGAACCGAAGTCTGGAATCGCGCTAAAAACATTTATGGGAAGGGTGACGAAGGGGCTGGCAGATTTGTTTGCAGGTCTGGCACTCAAGATCAATGCAAGCAAACTCCTGTCTGCGGAAGAGTGGGGTGCCGCAATATCCGAGAGGGGATATCTGCCAGACGCGAAGGATGTAAAGGACAGCCTTACGCAGCTAAACACGAAATTCGTTGTAGAAAACGTATCGATACAGGTTGGAACGCTGAACCCAGGAGGGACAAATGGATCAAAGGCGTTGTCAAAATCCGGATATGCGCCTTTCGCAGTGGCTGGATTTAAAACGAATAATAACACCATTGGCGTCTGCGATATGCTTGTAAACGGCAATAACCTGGAATATCGTGTCAGAAACATGGGGGCAGCAGCTGCAACAAACGTATACGTGACTGCAAGCGTGATGTATCAGAAGAATTAATTGATATTGATGGTCTTGTTGTAAGTCCTCCCGTCAATATATACGTCAATGCACAGCTTCCATGGCGTTCCCGAATAATCCACATACATGTTTGTGATCTTGTTGTTGGTCTGGGAATTTGCATTGTTGGGAACAAGGTCAAACATTGTCGTATCAGCCACCCGCATTCTGGCGATATTCCGGCCAAATGTTTTAAAATCAAAGTCAATCTTCTGGTCACTTAAGAAGCCTCTTAAATATGATTTTTCATCGATATTCGTGTTTCGTTGCACAAAGAAAGGAGAAAAAATGCACATAGAATTAAGAACCGGCACACCAATAGCCGGAACATGTAAAAGAATAAATGAAAACTTAATCAAAATCGAACTGCCGGATATCGTGCCGACAGAAGAAGAAATAAAAGAATTGAAAGTAGTAAGAGAAAACGGAGAACTGCTTTTTGATGGAACGGGATACGACACCGTCTACAGAACAATCGAAAACGGCTACATCCTGTCAAACGATGGTAGTGTATATGAGCCGCCAGCAGAGCCGACTCCGGATCCGGTCTATGAACCCACCCTCGATGAACTTAAAACGGCCAAGAAGCAGGAAGTGAGTGCTGCCTGTGAGCAGACCATCGCAAGGGGTATTGATGTGCAACTTCCGGGGGGTGTGGAGCATTTTTCCCTGACCGCCAACGACCAGATCAATCTGATCGGAAGCCAGGCCGCGGTCACCGCCGGAGAACAGAAGATTGCGTACCATGAGGATGGTCAGCCATGCCGGTATTACACCCCGGAAGAGATTGGCCTTATCGTGCAGCAGACCATGTTTTGGATTGGGTATCATCGGACGTATTGCAACAGTATCAACATGTGGATCCAGGCAGTGACTGACAAAGAGGATCTACAGGAGATTTATTACGGCGCGGATGTGCCTGCAGAGCACCAGTCCGAGGTGTTAAAGGATTATCTGGCCAAGATCGCAGCGAGCACAAAATAAGGGAGAGAACGAAATGAGATGGTATGCAGAAGAGCTGATATTGTCGTGGATAGGAGGAGCAATATACATAGCATTGGAAATGATTTGGAGAGGGAGAACGCACTGGACGATGTTCTTTCTGGGAGGCCTGTGCTTTGTGTTGATCGGTTTGATCAATGAGTTAATACCATGGTGCATGCCACTCTGGCAGCAGGCATTAATTGGGACTGGGATTATCACATCATTGGAATTTGTGACCGGCTGCATTGTCAACCTGGCACTGGGATGGAATGTGTGGGACTACAGCGAGATGCCGGGGAACGTCCTGGGACAGATATGCCCGCAGTATACGCTGTTATGGATTCCGGTATCACTGGCGGGGATATTCACAGACGATTATTTAAAATTCGGAATTTGGGGAAGAGAAAAACCACATTATTGCATGTGGAGGCACAAGGCAACAGAAAGTTAATAAAAAGAAACTTACAAGAAAGAGACGTTTTACCAATATGGTCCAGAAAGGAGAAAACATGATTTTTACAAGAAAACCAACGACGGCAGGAACAAAGATAAAAATGGAGTTTCCGGTAGAAGGAACAAGATTCCTCATAAAGAATCTGACAGAGGGAGATATCTACGTGGCTATGAAGGATACAGAAGACAAAGATTTGTGCGTGTTAATACCGGGAAACACCGCACAAGTTATCGAATCAAAACTTGAACCAAGCAAAGTTATCACAATTATCCCGGATGAGACATCCGAGAAGGGGGTTGAAGCACAGTGCTTGAAGTGGTAGGGAAAGATATCATTTCGGGAAACATGGGGTTTATCGGCACAGATTCAGACAGGCTGTATCGCATGGGGGCAGCAGAGAAAACGAAAGATATAACAGTCACAGGAAATCCTGCCGTTCTGGACAATGCCACGGGAAAACCGTTCCGGGATTTACACATCTACGGCAGGAGCGAGCAGGTGACAACCACCGGGGCGCAGCTGTTGGATTTAGATGCAATGGAATTAGCACAAGGAACCGGGGCGACGATTGAACGATTGGACGATGGCGGATTTTTGATAAACGGAACACCGAAAGTAGCATACGAACAATATATAAGGGGATTTAAACTTGATATTGAGCCCGGAACGTATTATATCAGCGGCGGAAAATATTCGGCAGGGTGCGTTGTCGCGCAGATAAAAATCGTTAACGCAGATGGTACAAAAAAATATTATAATAACAAAAAGTTCGATATCTCTGGAACAGAAAAAGAAGTTTCTGTTTCTGCGCAAACAACAACTACCGATCCGATCGATAATTACAAGGTATACCCTATGCTGAGCAAGGGTTCTACCGCCTTGCCATTCGAACCATATACAGGCGGCAAGCCGTCCCCATCACCGGATTACCCGCAGGAGATTGTGAGTGCCGGAGAAGATGGGAACATCGGAGTAGAAGTACACGGAAAGAACCTGTGGCACGGTGGAGATTTTGAGGTTTCAGTTGGACATAGCCCTACTGGTTTTGCGTTTGCACCACAGGATTTAGTAGATAAAGTAAAAGCATTGCCAAACGATACATACTCGTTTTCATATAAACCAATAGGAAGCGGAAATACAGGAACAAACATCGGGAAAGTATCACTTATCCAAGAAGATGGCTTGCAGATTGATCTTGGAGAAACGATAACTCTTACGAACGAGGTAAGAAATAAAATTGTAAAAATTGGTGTTTATGGTTATTTGAATCAAACTAATAAAATTACAAAATTACAAATTGAAAGATCACACGAACCTACAGACTATGAACCATATCGTATTCCACAGATCTTCACGATATCCACAAATCTGCCTGGCATTCCAGTAGACAGTGGCGGAAACTACACAGATGAGCAGGGGCAGCAGTGGATATGTGACGAGGTGGATTTTGGGCGGGGAGTGTATGTGCAGAGGATTGGTATTTTGATATTGGACGATAAAAGCAGTATAAGATCTGTATCAAAATGGGATAATGCGCATCTTGATGTTGTTCAGCCGTATCGTGTAGATGGTGTTGCTATGATCAAACGAAAAGTTATATGCGATAGACTCCCGTCAGTAGAAGGACGCGAAGCTTGGGATCTTGATATTGAGATGGTTGGCGGAGTCTGGTTCACGGATGGAACTGGTTTTTATCTTGATTTTTATATTAAAAACCAACGTCTTGGGACTACAAAAGACACAAGTCCTGACGATGCGACTACTGCTGTTTTAAAATGGCTCAAAGACAATCCATTATCGTGCAAATATGCTCTTGCAACTCCCATCGAAACCCCGCTCACTGCCTCTGAGATTGCGGCCTACAAGTCCTTGCGAACTTACCGAGGTACTACGATTGTGGAGGCTAGGGATAAGGCAGGGATATCAGTAACTTATAAGCGAAATGCAAAGACAAGCAATATTTCGGCAGAGAAAAAAATAGAGGAAAGCGAAAAGAAGGAATACGATGAAAGTTAAGGATGCAATAGAAAAGACAAATCAGCTTAAAGCAAACGTATACAGTGAAGAAAACATGTCAGAGTGGCTGTCGGAACTGGAAAACTATGCCATCGAGAGCATATTTAACCGGGCGGAAGGGGACAACTTTCCGCTGGTGAAATATTCCTATGAAGACGACGAAGAAAAAGAACTCATGATACCGGATCCTTATTCGGAAATCTATATTTATTATCTTGCGGCAAAAATCGACTATTGGAACAAGGAACTGGATTCCTACAACAACAACATGAGCATGTACAATGCATCATACAGTAGCTTTGCGGCAAAATACCGGAGGGAACACATGCCGAAGCAGACAAAGCGCCCGCCGGTATTTTTGCATTAAGGAGGATATATGGAGACACTGCCAAGCCTTACGGCATCTTCAAGGACGGTGCAGTCAGTATCTGATTTCAGGGGATACAACCACAACCTGGTAATTGACGACAACCAATTTTACGACATGAGAAACCTGTCGCTGGATGAATACCCGGTACTGACGCAGCGGCAGCCGCGCGGCACAATAAAAAAGCTGAATAAACCGAATGGGCTGTTTGCGAAAAACAAAATTGTATACGTGGATGGGACAGACCTGTACTACGGGGATGAAGTGATCGCACAGGTGACGGACAGCAAAAAGCAGTTTGCATCTATGGGAGCCTATATCCTGGTGTGGCCGGATAAGATCATGTACAACACATTTGATGGAACCACCACAAAACTGGAAAACAAAACGGAATTTACAGGGACGGTAAAGATTGAAAAGGCCAATATCTCGGATTCCCAGCAGACAACAACGGACTACACATCGTATGTAAGGATCACTGCAACGGGAATAGGAAAAGGGTTTAAACAGTACGATGGCGTATCCATATCCGGAATCTCACAGGAAGATCTGAATGCAACGAAAGTGTTATGGGAAGTAGCGGATGATTCCGTGCTGGTGATTGGATCCGTAGAAAAGACGATAGAAGAACAGATGACGATCACCCTGGAAAGAAAAGTGCCGGACATGGAATTTTTCACAGAATCAGAAAACCGGTTATGGGGATGCTCTTCGAAGAACCACGAATTATATGCATGCAAAATCGGAGACCCGACAAACTGGAATGCTTTTGAAAACCTGTCAACGGATTCCTATGCGGTAACGATTGGCTCAGATGGAGACTTCACGGGAGCGACAACATATATGGGATACGTCCTGTTTTTCAAGGAAGACACAATCCACACGGTCATGGGAAACAAACCGGCAAATTACCAAGTACAGGGATCAAAGGGAAGAGGAATAGAAAAGGGATCAGAGCTTTCGCCGGTGATTGTAAACGAGACGCTATATTACAAAGCGAGAACCGGAATTGTAGCGTACCAGGGAACGTCAGCAACATCCATAGCCTCGGACATGGGAACAGTACAGTACAAAGATGCTGTGGCAGGGTATCTGGGAAACAAATATTACTGCTCCATGAAACAGGGAGAAAAATATTATCTGTTCTGCTACGATGAAAGTAAGGGAATGTGGACAAAGGAAGATGAGACACAGGCACTCTTCATGGCAACACTGGGAAACAATCTATACTACATAGATGCAGAAGGGTATTTGAAAACCATCACAGGAGAAGATGACGAGAACATCCAGTGGGAAGCGATCTCAGGAGAGATCATGATGGCGTACAACAGAAAATACCTCTGCAAGATCAACATTAGAACAACGCTGGAAGAAAGGGCAACACTGGAAGCCTGGGTACAATACGACAATGAAAAAACCTGGACCAGGGTAGCAACGATCACAGCCAGGAAGCACAGAGCCTATGACATCCCGGTTATGCCGCGCAGGTGCGACAGGCTGAGGATAAAGCTATCAGGACGAGGGAAAAGCTGGATCTACGGCATAGACAAGCAATTTGAGATGGGAAGTGATGTATGTGTCAACATGGGGCGGCATTGACATACCGGATATAAAATCAGATGACCTGCTGAACGAAAAAAAGATAAGCATGATAATGCAGCAGCTGCAGCTGATTGACAGAAACATAAGGTTTGCAATGTACAATCTGGATCCGGAAGAGAATTTTGACAAAGCAGCGCTTGCCTCATACAACGGGCTGAAATCAGAAGTAAAGAAGCTGGGAAAGGATGGGACGGAATACAGAACACTCATCGAGCAGACGGAAGAAAAGATAAGGCTGGAAGCGGAGCGGGCATCGGCAGCAGAAGGGAAACTAAGTGCAGCCCTGGAAGTGACCGCAGAGGGGATAGCATCCAAGGTGTCAAAGGACGGGATCATATCCGCCATAAACCAGTCAGCAGAACAGGTCTTAATACAGGCACAGAAAATAAATCTGGACGGAGAACTGACGGTGGGAGAAAACTTCCGCCTGAACATCAACACAAACACAAAACTATATGATGTCCTGGGACTGAACTACAAAGATGGAGTGCACACGTTAATGACAGGTATTAAGCCCGGAGACATTGCGGTACATTTTGACGACATTGCAGCAAGCATGAGCACGGACGGGTTCGCCTTTTCGAAAGATGATGGGACAATAGATGCCTTGTACGGGAAAAACGCATACACGAAAGGATACGGAGATTTCAGAGGGGGCATATTTGTAGGTTCCGGGTCAGGGATAGCGACAAGGTATGGGGACAGCATGCTGATCCAGGACTACGGAAACGGAAATGTGGCATCGAACGCCGCAGGAGGAACGCTGCTCGTGGGATACAAAAACACAACAGGGGTGCAAATAATACCGGAAATACACGGGAATATAACGATAACAAAAGATCCAAGCGCAGCAGAATATCCGGATGTTGAAGTATGGGGAAATGTGGCCGTACACGGAACTATTTATTATGACGGTTTGGAACAAAATTAAGGAGGGACAGCATGGCGACATATCAGATCAAGAAAGGAGACACACTTTCGGGAATTGCAAAACAGTACGGCGTATCGGTGGGAGATATTGCCTCCGCCAACGGAATCAGTAACCCGAACAAAATAAGCGCAGGGGCGACACTGACAATTCCAGGGGGCGGCGGAGCGGCAAGCACATCATCGAGTAGTGCATCATATTCTTCCTCGTCATCAGGAGGAAAACCGGCATACGCGCCGTCAGACCGAGCGAATGAAGCTTATGAGAAATATCAGACAGCACAGAACAACAAACCCAATGCCTACCAGGAATCCCAGACACTGGGAGACTTAAGAAAACAGTTAGAGGACTTTGAAACAAAGAAGCCGGGAGATTATCAAAGCGCATACAAAACGCAGATAGATGATATTCTCGGGCAGATCTTAGGAAAAGGGGATTTTAGCTGGGATCCAAACAAAGACCAGCTCTACCAGTCCATGGCGGACCAGTACAGGGTAAAAGGAAACAAAGCCATGAGGGATACTATGGGAAGTGCAGCAGCCATGACGGGAGGGTATGGCTCTTCCTACGCAACCACAGCGGGGCAGCAGGCGTATGACGACTACATGCAGCAGTGGGCAGACCGGGCGACGGACTACTATAACATGGCCTTGCAGCAGTACAACAGCGAAATGAACAATCTCAACAACAAAATGTCAGCACTTCGGACGGCGGATGACACGGATTACGGAAGATACCGCGATACAGTAAACGACTGGTACACAGACAGAAATTACCTAACAGACAAGGTAAATACCCAGTACGACAACGAATACGGGCAGTACCGGGATACAGTAAGCGATTATTACAACGACCTGGAAGCAGCAAGGGCACTGTATCAGCAGCTGTACGGGGAGGATTGGGACAAGTACCAGTCAGATCTCAGCCAGTACAACACAGACAGAAACTATGATTTTGAAGTAGCACAGGCAGACAGAGAATATCAGCTAGCCCTGAAAAAGCTTGCGGCATCAGGAAGTGGATCATCCGGCAGTTCATCAAAGAAAAAGGACCCAGTGACATACAACGAGGCAATTTCAGGGGCAAAAAAGAAAGGGACAGGAACATCAGCCCAGCTGAGTTATGTGAATAAGCTGCACGACAACGGACAGGTAACCGATTCGATGTACACAAGATTGTACAACGAAATCATAGGGGGATACACACCGGGGTACGCAAAAACCAAAAAATAATAGGAGGTAACATATGGCATCGCAGGCACAGATAAAAGCAAGGGAAAAACTGATGGATATAAGGAGAAAGCGGGAAGAGGAAGAGGAAGAATACTCTTCCCGTACTTCGTATTCAGAAGATGAAGACCCGATGAAAGTGGCAAGAAGAAAACTGGAAACCATCAAAGGAAAACCTATAGGAAGCAACACAAGTAGGCTGGATGCCCTGAGAAAGTCAGCAGAGGAAAGAAGAATAAGGCAGGAAGCACTGAATAATTACAAGAGGATCGTAGGAACGGATAATGCGGAAGAAGTAAAGAGAATAAGCAGTGTAGGACAGGCGTTGGACGAAAGAATACAAAGGTCAATGGGCGTTAAGGGAGACAGGATCGGTTCAGAGAGACTGGAAAGAGCTGTAGCTTTGGATCGAATGAAAAAAAGCACAGCCGAAAAGAATGCACTTGAAAAAGACACACAGTATTACAAAAGGCTTCTGACAGATGATTCCCAGATGGATGCAAGAACCAGAAGACAAGCGCTTGAAAAATTAAAAAGAACCATCATGGCAGAACAGATTACCGGGGATTCAAAGACGCTTTCTAGCCTTTCCAAAAGCTTCTCAAATGCGACAGGAAAAAAAGTATCGCAGACAGATGCCTACCAGATGCTGGAAAATGCCCAGGGACAAATCGACCGTGACAAATACGACCAGAAGATGGGAGAAAAGCGAAAAGAGCTGGAAAAGGTTCTGGATGAAAAGGGATTTGAAACAGCGACAAAAAAAGGAAGCCAGATCGCACAAAAAAAGACAGTATACAATGCTGATATGCTGGCAGGATACCAGAACGAGGACAAATCATACCCTGATATTTTCAAGAACCAGACAGAGTACGAACAGTACCAGGACATGACAGATGCAGAGAAGGATGTATTTGATTACTATCTGGCCACAGAAGGAGTACAGAAAGCAAAAGAATACTTAAATACCATAAAAAGGGATATCACAAAGAGACAGAACGAAGCTTACACAGAAAAAATGAAGCAGTACGCAACGGAACACCCCGTATTATCATCGGATTCCTCGGTGGCAGCAGGATTTGCAACGGGCCTCGGAGCTTTGGAGACTATGCGCCAAAACGCAGAGAATGTCCTGACGGGAAACAATGCGCCGGTAGATATAAATTCAAAGCCATTCAGACCGATAAATGCTCAAAGCACCATCAGAAACACTGTGATGGAAAACTTCCGGGGGAGCGAAGATGTAAAAGCCTTAAAGAGATTCCTGTATCAGACCGGAATGTCTATGGCAGATTTTGGGGCACAGGCGGCAGCAGGAGCATTAGTGGGAGGATTTGCAGGAGAAGCTGCATCTCTTGCCGGAGCATCTGCAGAGAGGGCAGCACAGATCACAGCGACGATATCGAAGAACGCATCACTTCCGATCATGGGCGCAGGAGCAATGTCCCAGACAGTAAAAGAAGTGATCGAGAATGGAGGAACCAACGATCAGGCTATGCAGCTGGGGTTGATTGCAGGAGCGGCGGAAATGGTAACGGAGAGGCTGGGAATCGACAATCTCTCTAAGTTATCAAGCCAGGGTGTAAATTCCGTAAAGAGGGCAGTGCACAAGATCATCGCAGAAGGTGCAATCCCGGAAGGTCTGGAAGAAGTTGTTTCGGACATCGTAAACAACGTTGCCAACGACGCGATCATGCAGGAAAACTCAGATTTTAATCGGGCTGTTGAACGGTACATGACACCAAATGCAATGACAGGAGAGCATATTTCAAGAAGACAGGCGGAAGATCTGGCAATGAAGGACAGGATCAAGGACATGGCACTTTCATTCGCAGGAGGAGCACTGTCTGGTGGAATCATGGCAGCAGGAGCCTACGGAAGCGGTTATATCGAGGGAGGAAAAACAGGAAGAGCGCTGAATGAGTACTACGGAATCAGCGACGAAACATTGATAAATGACGCAAAGGCACTGGAAGGAACAAATGCAAAGGAGTTAGCAGAATACTACGAGGGGAAAGGAAAGCTCACAGACAGAAAAAAAGCAGAATTATACAATCAGATTTTAAAGGACACAAAAGGAGAATACACACCATCACCGGAAATCACACAGAACGAGACGGAAGATGCACAGACCGGGGAGGGAATCGCACAGGAAGCAAGGCCGGTAGAATTGACGGCAGAGGATTTGCAGGAACCACAGATTGAAGCGCAGGTAAAAGAAAAGGCAACGATACAGGAAAATGTACGCCAAAGAGAAAAAGAGCCGGAAACGGGCACACAGCGAAGCGTAGAGGGGGTAAATTACAAAGGCCTACAGGGAGATATCGAAGGAATAGACCGGGTAGAAAACGGGAAGATTTACGCAAGGGTAAACACAGGGGATGCAACAATCGTACAGCCGGTAAGCAACTTAAACTTTGACAATGCTGTCACGCAGGCGCTCTACCAGACGGCAGAAGGATACAAAGATGCCGGAGCAAGAAATTTCGTGATGGAGTACAACGGAGAAAGCCTGATAGCGTACAAAAAAGGATTCAATGCGTATTACGATGCAGCAACTGTAGGAATCCCGATGGGGAAAGTAAACAGCGTATACGGAAACATGCTTACAGAAAAACAAAAAGCAGCGGCGTATGCAGCTGGAGAAACGGACCTTAATTTTGAACAAAGGTATGAAAAGTTAAAAGTGGCGCGTGCGACCAAGACAGCAGGATCGCAGGTACTAGAAAATGACGCTTTCAGAAGCCTGACAAAGGAAAACCAGACAATACTAAAAGCATATGCAAAAATGTCAGGGGCGAACGTGGTAGTAGATGAGACAATCTCAGCAGGAAATGGACGGTATGCAAACGGGTACTACGATAACAACGGAACGATCCACATTGCAGCGGACGCAACAAGCCCGATAAGTGTGGTGGCAAACCACGAACTGACGCACTACCTGCAGCAGTATTCACCAATTTATGATGAGTACAAGAAAGAGGTCATCAACTATCTGATGCAAAAAGAAAACATGCCATTGGACGGTTTGATCGAAAGACATATGTCAAATTACGAGAATGCAGGTCGCCAGATTTCCAGAGAAGAAGCCATGGACGAAATCGTGGCAAATGCAAGCGAAATGTTCCTGACAGACGAATCGGCAGTACAGCGGATGGTAAAAGAAAACAGATCCATCGGAGAGAAAGTGCTGGACTTCTTTAAAGAATTTATTTCGAACTTGAAGAAAATGCTCGAAGGATACGAACCGAAGAGCAAAGAAGCGCAGATGCTGAATGAAGACCTGGAAGCGGCACGAAAAGTAGAAAAAGTATGGTTGGAAGCCATGCAGGATGCGAAGCGAACGGGGGGAGGAGATGCGAGCATAGAAAATGTAAATGTAGCAGTAGCGAATGACGGAAGTGCATATAGAACATATTCCCTGAAGACATGGAACGAATCAGAGTACGCGACGGAGAAGAAAAAGGCAGCAGAGGAGCTGGCAGAAGCGATCGGAGTAACGAAAAGAACAGCGACCGAGTATATCAACAACATAAACAGCGTTGCAGCAATCATAGCGGAAGACAAGGAGAGGCTTGACTATAAGGCGTCGCCATACGGGAGCGCATGGAAGTCGAACGCTGAATACGGAGGGTCGATAGACATGTCGACGCTGTGCCCGAAAAGAAGAATGTATACAGGGACGGTAGCAGAGATACAGAAGGCGATGCCGAACACGGCTCTGACAGCAGAAGACTATGTAAGCATAAGGTCAATGATGATGGAGAAAGGATACGAGGTGGCTTGCGGATTCTGCTATGTAGAATCATCAAGAAAAGACATAGGAAAATACACGGGGGAATTTCTGGAACAATATAAAAAGGATCACCCAGAAAGCAATTACACACAAGTGGACTTCAACACACCAGAAGGCCTGGAAAAAGTACAGGAGTCAGACAAGGGGGCATACGACAAGTATCTGGAATTCATGAACAGGCTCGCGCAAAGGAAACCGAAATTATTTGAAAACAGGACAGAGTACAGACATGAGATACTGGATGCATTTAAGAGAAAGGAGACAATAGAAAAGAAAAACAAAAACGGGGGAGTTAGGTTACAAAGCTTCTCGGATTTTGAAACGCCACATTTGATAGATATGATGCAGGTGATCATCGACATGTCGAGGGTAGGGCTTGGAGGACAAGCATACACAAAAATGCCGAACTTCGCATGGGCGCTCGGAGATACCGGATTAAAGATAAACCTATCATTGGTAGGAAATGTGGATGAAAAAGGAAACCTAACGTTTGATGATGTGGAGGGCATGCCGATAGATGAGGCAATGAAACTGAGGAAACGGTATTCAAAAAACGTAGGAACGATCCTTGTGGGAGTGAGTGACGAACACATACTGGCAGCAATGAAAGATGATAGGATAGACTTCATCATACCGTTTCACAGAAGCCAATGGAACAAAAGTCTATACTCTGCGCTGGGGATAGATGGGTACAAAGATTACACAAAGCTGCAGAATGAAAGCTACATCGAAGAAAGACGAAACAAAAACGGGAAAAAGATGCGTCCAAGCAATTTTATGCCAAACGAATACTGGGATTATTCAAAAACCGGGAAACAGAATGCGGAAAGATACTTGGAAATGTGCGCGGAAGATGGAAGAATTCCGAAATTCAGCAATTTTCTTAAATACAATGAAGACGGAACGTGGTCACTGAAAGAAGACGGAAGCACAGATGGATATTGGAAATTGCTGGGAGATTTCAAGATGTACGACAACGAAGGAAAGGGATCACCGCAGAAACCGGTAAAGCCGAAATTTAACATGGATGAATGCGAAAGGATACTGAACGAATACGAAGGAGGGCACCAAAGTTTCCCTGTGGCAAAAGATGTCGTAAGAGAATTTCTGGAAGAAAGAAAAGATAAGAAATTCATGATAAAAGAAGACATCAGATATCAGATGGAGGATGCCTCCGAAGTAGACTACGATACACTGAAAGCGGAAAACAAGGACCTGAAAGAATTAAACAGCATATTGGGAGGGATGATAAAGGCCACAAAGGGAATAGAACCGGATCAGGAGGCAATAAAGAAGGTCGGAAAGAAAATTCTGAAAGACTATAACTCAGATTATAATCTGGATACATTTACGAGAAATATGACCGGCATATGGAAGTATATATCAGGATCCAAAAACATAGACGCAGAGCAGGTGGCAATAGCCACGGCGGATATGGCAAAGGGAATCCTGGAACACGCAAAGGTAAATGTAAACGAGAGATACGCAGAGCAGTATAAAGACCTGGCAAAAGAGGTAAGACAGATCAAACTGGAAGTGCCGGAAGAGATGAGGGGAGATTTCGACCGGGAAGGAGGATACGCAGAATTCCGAAAGAGAAATTTCGGAACGTTAAAGCTGGGAAAAGAAGGACAGAGCATTGATTCCTACTACCAGTCCCTGGCAGAAAGATATCCGGAGCTGTTTGACGAAGCTATATACACAAATCCTGCGGACCAGCTTATGCACATAGCAGAAGTGATGGAAAGCATGAAGCCGAAGTATGAAAATGCATTTGGAATGGATCTCGATGAAGCAGCAGCAGATCTGGCACATGAAATCTATCAGTCGTATTTCGATATTGCAGCAGGAAAAGGATCTATTGATTCAATCAGAAAGAATGTGATAGAAAAAGAGCGGCTGAAATACAAGAAATACAGGGAGAAAATGCGGGATGATTACAAAAAGTACAGGGAAGAGTACAGAGGGAATTTTGCGCAGAGAAGAAAGGAGAACTTTGAAAAGAAAGCCTATTCGAAAAACATCGAACAGACAGCAAACAGATTAAGCAGATGGCTTTTGAATCCAACGAACACCAACAGCGTTCCGGAGAGCTTACGGGGGCCGGTGGCAGAGTTCTTGAATTCCATCAATTTAAGCAGCAAGGACGTAAATGTGTACGGAAATCCTACGCAGAGAACACTTAAATGGCAGGCTCTCTCAAGGGCGTATGAGAATATCATCAAAGCACAGGACAAGTCGGAATACACGGGACAATTTATAGATTTGGATCCGGACCTGGTAAACATGCTGAACGATCTGACGGAAAAGAATAAAGAGGTAATGCTTGCAGATATGACCGTGCAGGACATGAAGGAACTGAACCGGCTGATAACAGCTGTGAAAAAATCCATCGAAAGCACGAACACATTACTTGCAACAGAGAACTACAAGAGAGTGTCAGATCTGGGAGAGAAGTTCCTGGAAGAAAACGAGAAAAAAGAAAGTGCAAAGGAAAGTGTATACAGAACCGTAAATACAGCAAGAAACTTCATGAAGCTGGATATGCTGGATTCAAGGACGTATTTCAATTCACTGGGAAAGGCCGGAATGGATATATACGGGGCATTGAGAAACGGACTGGATAAAAAAACTAGAAATATCAAAATTGCGCACGACTACATCAAAAATCTGATGGGAGAAACAGATATATCAGAGTGGTCGGGAGACAAGGCGAAGCTGCACGAATTCGAAACTGAGGGAAGGAAAGAGTTAAAACTCACAACAGCACAAGTAATGAGCCTGTACAGATTGCTACAGAGAGACCAGGCAAAGAAACACATTTTGGAAGGAGGAATAAGGCCAGAAAAAACCATAACAAAAGCAGGGAAGCTCAAAAAAGAAGTTACAAGATACTACGAACCGATACGGGTAACCGAAAAAGACCTGCTGAACATCATAGACACACTGACGCCGGAGCAGAAAAGGATTGCTGATGGAATCACGGATTTCTTCACTTCGACAACATCCGCCTGGGGAAATGAGGTATCCATGCAACTGTACGGATACAGGAAATTCATGGCGCGAAACTACTTCCCAATCGTTTCAGATAACAGTTTTACGAATTCGGCAAGCGGAGATCAGCAGGGAAGCGTACAGACCTTGAAAAACATGGGAAGCACAAAAGCGACCGTACCGCATGCAGGAAACCCGATCATATTACAGGATATTTTTGATGTATATGCAAGGCAGTCCGACCAGATGGCAAGCTACAATGCATTTGTGGTGCCGCTAACAGACCTGCAGAAGTGGTACAACTACAGAGGAGATCCTACGATAACGAAGTACAAAAAATCTGTAAAACAGACCATAACAAGGACAATGGGGCAAAATGGAAGGGCATATCTGGACACCTTGGTGCGGAGAATAAACGGAGTAGCCGAGAAAGAAACGGCAAAACAGATATGGTCAAGCCTGACATCGAACATGAAGTCTGCGGCAATCGGAGCGAACTTAAGAGTTGTACTGCAGCAGCCGACGGCGATTGTAAGAGCAGCAACCGTGATCGATGCAAAGTACCTGATGAAAGGAATGGCAAAAAAAGCGGACGGAGACCAGATGAAGAAGTACGCACCGATAGCACAGTGGAAAGACTGGGGATATTTCGAAATGGACACCGGCCGACAGATGAAGGATGTTATCCTCGGAAAAGAATCGCTGAAAGACAAAGCAATGGCACCGGCAGGAATGGCCGATGACTTCACATGGGGGAAAATCTGGAATGCGGTATTGTATGAAACGAAGGATAAAACGGACTTAAAACCGGGATCGGAAGAATTCTATCAGGCAGCAGGAAAGAGATTCTCTGAAATCATCGACAGAACACAGGTTGTCGATTCCATCCTGCACAGGTCAAGTGTAATGATCCAGAAGGATAATGCGACAAAAATGGCAACATCCTTTATGTCGGAACCGATAAAAACCTACAACATGGTCTACGACACGCTGATGAACACACCGGGAGGGAAGAAGGAAGTCGCAAAGAGCATGGCAAAGCTACTAGTGATTCTGACAATACAAAATGCGGTGAACGCACTGGCGCAGACGCTGGCGGATGTATGGAGAGATGATGACGATGAAACAGCATGGGTGGATGTAGAAACATGGAAAGATAATTTCAAAGACAACATGAATCCACTTACATACATTCCGTACTTAAAGGAGATACCTTCGATATGGGAGGGATACTCGGCAGAAAGAACGGAAATGACAGGTATCACGGATTCGGTGCAGGGATTACAGAAATGGATCAAATACTTCCAGGGAGAATCAAAGTATACGGCAGCAGGGCTTGTGAGAGAATCCATGAAACCGATCAGCGAGTTGTCGGGAATGCCAATAAACTCCACGCTCAGAGAGTTTGAAAGCCTGGCGGACTTGATTGCATGGAACTATCGCAAGATCACAGGGAACGAAACTGCGAAAGCCGAGTATGAGATCAAAAAAACATTTTACAGAGCAGGAAATCCGAAGAACACGAATATGTTCATCGGACTTTACGGAAGAGCAAGAGAAGAGGGGGATTACAAAACAGCAGCAGCCATCTATAACGATCTGCAAAAAGCCGGGAACACCAAAGAAAGGCTTGACAATGCGTATAAGAAATGGAAGAAGAAAAGGGACGAGGGACTGCTGGAAGCAGATGAAGGCTTGCAGAAGGAAATAACAGAGGCATACAAAAACAACGACATGGAAACATTCAAATCCGCATCGGAAGAATTGAAGAGCAAGGGCATAGACATTAATACCGCGCTGGATCAGATTGAAGACGAGGAAAAAGAGGAAGAGGAATATGAAGTGTCAGAAGTAACGCCGGAAGACCTGCAGCAGGAAGATAACACAGCAGAACTATACACCTTGCTTTACATGGCGACCCAAAACAATGATACACAGGCGCAGAACACATACAAAAAGCAGCTGAAAGAAGCTGGGGAAAAAGAGGAGGACTTCCAGAAAAACCTTTTAAAAGAGCAAAATGCCAAGGCTAAGGCAACAGGGGGAACGGAGTATAGCTACGATGCACTGTTCAATGCGCTGGTATCCACAGAAGGGAAAAACGGCAAAAAGTATAAGGAAATAGAACAGGGGCTGAAAAAATACGGAAAAGACGATTCTGCAATAAAAACCTCCATGAAGTCCAGATTAAAAACAGCATATCTGAACAGCAGAGGAAACGACAGGCTCACGAAAAAGTATTCCGATTTGCTAAGAGACTTCGGAGTAGACACACAAACAATTAAAGGATGGCTGGAATAAAGAAAATGGGCGGAGAAATCCGCTCATTTTCTGCACTTAAGAGGGAGAAAAGAAAAAAAACATCTGCTAGAATGATGAAAAGGGAACACAAAGGAGGACGCAGATGTGACAAGTGAAGAGATTGCAGTTTTTCTTGCGAAACACAAAGAAGAGATTGGATCGCTAAAGCATCGAATGGATGAGCAGGAGGAGAACAGCAAGACGATCCAGAATCTGGCGTTATCCGTGCGAGACCTGGCAGTAAACATGAAGAACATGATGACAGAGCAGCAAAGAGCCAATGACCGGCTGGAGGCCTTGGAGGCAAAGGACGGGGAAATGTGGCGAAAGGTAGTAGGATATGTCGTAACGCTGCTGATCGGCGCAGTGTTCGGATATATCACAAAACAGATTGGAATGTAGAAAGGAGAAAAAAGATGGATTTTAGCGCAGTAAGATGGGAAATGTTTTGCAGGGGAGAAAAGGTAACTTGTAAAAACGGAAAGGTACGCACGTATTGGTACGACAGGGAAAACGAAAAGATCATGTGGGATGGTCATCTTGGAGAAGGGGAAGAAGTAAAAGGGTATGCTCTTGAAAACTTCATAGACGATGTACTCGATGGAAGCTGGGAACCGAGAGAAAGAAGAGATAACTATTATTTCGGGTTCGAAAATGCAATTACATATTTAAAGCGAGGCGTAAAAGTAAAAAGAAAGGGATGGAACGGGAAAAACCAGTACATCCAGCTTGCGAAAGGAATTTCCTACAAAACACCGGAAGGCGAGATTGCAAACTGCGAACATAAGGACATTGGGAACAGAGCAATCGCATTTGTGGGAACATCAGGAGTACAGATGGGATGGCTCGCAAGTCAGGCAGACATGCTGGCAGAAGACTGGACTTTCGCAGAGGAGGTATAAGATGTTTAAAAATTGTGTATTTAAGGTATCCGTGGATACGAAAAAATGGGTAAAAGCGGCAGCAGTAAGGGCTGTGAAGACCATGGCACAGACGGCAGTGGTTACAATCGGAGCAGCGTCCGTCATGGAGGATGTCAGCTGGGGGATGGCGGTAAGCGCGGCAGTGCTGACGGGAATTGTGTCGGTACTGACAAGCATTGCGGGAATTCCGGAGGTGCCGGATGAAAACGAGCAGTAAAGGGATCGCATTAATCAAAAACTTTGAAGGATGCAGGTTGCGGGCATACAGAGACAGCGTAGGGGTGCTCACGATCGGATATGGCCACACCGGAGACGTAAGAGAAGGGCAGGTTATATCCCAGGGATTTGCAGAAGAACTGCTGAAAGAAGACCTGACAAGATTTGAAAGGAATGTAACAAGGTATACACCTTTTGAAATGAACCAGAATCAGTTCGATGCTCTTGTTTCGTTTGCTTTTAACTGCGGAGCTGGAAACCTGAAAAAGCTGGTATCAGGAAGAAATAAAGACCAGGTGGCAAGAAAGATTCTGGAATACAACAAGGCCGGAGGAAGGGTTTTGACAGGTCTGACAAGGAGAAGACAGGCGGAAAGAGCATTATTCCTGTCCGGGGGAAACAGAACACTGAAAAATGGAAGTAGAGGGGATGATGTCAAGGAACTGCAGAGACTACTGACAGAGGAGGGCTTCCCGTGCGGAGCGGCAGACGGAATCTTCGGGAAAGCAACAAGGAAAGCGGTGATTGAATACCAGAATAGCAAAGGACTTGTAGCGGACGGAATCGTCGGAGAAAAGACGTGGAAAGCATTAGGAAAATAAAGGAGATAAGCGGTGAAAGCATTTGTAAATGAAATTTACATGCATCCGCTACCGGAAAACTTTAAAAACCATATGAGGAATGACCTGGGATTTGGAGAGGATCACAAGAAGATCATCGACAGCATGTCAAAGCACTACGGGGACAGCACATTTCATTACCAGGACACTATGATACCCAAGAGGAGATATGAATACCTCTTGGGTATTGTTGTATCAAGACATATGGAAGAACTTCTCCGGCTGGCGGTGATAGGTTACAAATACGAACAGAACACGGACAAAAGCACAATCCAAAATAAAGTATGATAGAAATATGAAAGGAGGGTGCTTATGGGATACGAATATGCATCGAACGCAAAAGCAAACGGTGCCCTGGCAACGGGCATCATCGGTACAGCTCTCGGAGGTTTGCTGACACTGGGAGCGGGCGGCAGGTTTATGAATGGCATGGATGGTACATGCAACCAGCCGATCACAAAGTTTGAGATGGAGCAGCAGAGCATGATCGCCGCAAAGGATGCGGAGATCGCATTGCTGAAATCCGAACAGAACACAGAAGTAAAGATCGCTGACGTATACGAGCGTCTTATCACTCGCATCAATCAGGATCAGAGAGAACAGCAGGCATGGAATGCAAATCAGTCCGTGGCAAACGCGCAGATGTCCTCTGCGATTGCTGTGAACAACAACAGCATTGCGTGCATCCAGAATGTTCTCAACAATCTGACAAAAGTGGTCATCCCGGCAACCAGCGTATGCCCGGAGCCTATGTCCCGGTATAATTCCTGGACGGCGCCGACATCGACCACCACAACCGGCTAATGAATGCGGGGCAATAGCCCCGCTGACCGGAGAAAGGAAAATATGTACTCCGAAGAACAAATCATGGACGGACTGGTCAGATATGCAGATCAGGAAATCTTAACAAAAATGCCGCTAAAAGAACAGATCATCGCATCGACCGCACTGTTTGTGGCGGTAAAAAACAAACAATATGTATTTCGCAATCTGAGGGACAACGCATATGTAAAAATGCTTGGTGCGGTAAATGACAACAAAGAAGTGGATGCAGAGGCAGTTCTGGACGGACTGAAAGCATCACTTGAAAAATACGGAAACTTAAAAGTGGACTTGCCGTTTAAAGGATCAGGGAGTTTTACATTTACGCCGGAAGATGCAGACCTGATGAAAAAATATATTAAAGGAGAACTGTGA